ATTTCTCCATGTCCAACTTGAACCAGTACAGGCGACTGCCGAAGCCCAGGTGGAATTCACCACGCTTGTTCCAGTCGTACATCAGCAACGCTTTTTCGACCGCGCTTTCGGCAAGCAGCAGGGCGCCCAGGTGACGCGCCTGTTTCAGATCAGCCGCGATCTGGTCGGCGCGTTGGCTCTCGTCTTCGATGAAATTCCAGCGCTGATGCAGATCGTTCCAGTCGGTCTTGCGGCCGTCACGCAGAGGGATCTGCGCCGCCTCACAGACGAACCCCAGGGCTCGCGCCTGCTTCGCCCAGCGTTTGGTGTAGGCGTGGGCGCCAGACTCGTTGTCGAGCGCCCAGACCAGCTTGGGCAACTTACCGTCGCGGTAACGGGCGAGGGCTCGCAGTGATTCTTCAGGGAAGGCATTCGAGGACATGGCCGACACCGCGACTATGTCGTTGTGCACCAGGGCGATCGCGTCAAAGATGCCCTCGACAATCCAGACTTCTTTCGCTTCTAACAGGTCCACGCACGGCGGGCACCACCAGACGCCGCGATAGCTGTCTTTGGATTTGAACCGAGCTTTCATCTTGCCGAAACGATGCGGCCGATCGATCAGGCGTTCCCACCAGCCGCCTTTCGCCAGTGCAAAGCGCACGGTAGCGCTGCCGGCGTTGTGGTCGGGGGAGTAAAAGCTTTCTTGGGTGAACCAACCCTGAATCAGCTCGATGCGAAAACCCCGGGCGAATTCCAGGTAGGCACGAGCTGTTGCGTTGGGGTGTTGGTCAGTGGCTGGTGCGCGCTTGCTCCAGTCTTCGAACAGGTCTTCGTACAGCTCTTTCACGTGCAGGGTGTGCGCGCATTTTTCCGGTCTACCGCAGATCACCAACCACGGAGCATCAGAACGGGTGTACAGCGTTTTCTGACGGCACTTCGGGCAAGTGCCGCCGCGCATGTAGTCAGCATTTGCCCGTTGCTTGAGCCCGTAATCAGTTTTCAAGCGTTCGATCACGTCGCTGCGCAGTTGCTCTTTCATGGGGTTACTTCGCTTTCTTGAGGCAGTAGGAGAGGGCGCCAATCAGGTGTTTCTGAGCGGCCATCACGGGGCAGTGGGCGAGGATTGAGCCGTGGCGCAGGCCATCGGGAATCAGGCGGAATTGGTCTGCGTACCAGAGTTCGTTGAAGCTGAGACGGTACTGCTCGCGCAGGTTGGCCAAGAGCGCTTGAGCCTCTACAGGCGTCAGTTTTGCGTTGATATGCAGGGCGTTTTCCATCGTCAAACCTCAATTTCGGGCGCAGCTCACCCAAACCCACAGCAATGGGGATCGGGGATTTGTTGGTTAGGTGTTACGAAGCGGTGATGCGAAAGCGCCCGTTATCGGGAGCAATGAGGATGCGTTCGTAGATCAGGCTAACCGGGATTGCCCAGGCGTTGCCGGTGGCGGTATCGAAAATCACGGTATGCGTGGATGTGCTTTTGATGACATCCAGTCGCTGCCGATCGCTAACCGATGACATTTCACTGTTGGCCAGATGCACCAGCCTTTCGGCGTGCTGCGGCGTGGCGTTGTAATCCTTCACAAGGTGCTGAACAGCCCGTTTGAACAGTTGCTGATCGTCGCCCAGGTGTTCGCACTGATGACGTTCAAGAAACGCAAAAGCCGCTGTTTTGAGCATGTCCTGATATTCCTGTACTGCCGGCTGATTGTTCATTGGCTTTTCCCCGGTTTGGCGCGGTACAGGTCGATAGCGGCCAGCACTTCGGCGTGCCGAGCGGCCATGTGGAGGTTGTGAGCGGCGAGGATGTGTTCGGCTTCTTCCACGCTGATAGAACCGTCTTCCAGTGCCTGGGCAATCGCCTGGTCAACGCAACCACGCTTGGCCGATACCTGCACCGATCGAGCGTACAGTTCGACGTTGTCCAGCTTCTCCGGGTCGGCGACGGCTACAAACAAGCCTCCATACATCTGCGCCACGTAGTTCGGAAAGTGGTGGGTGCCGCTTGCTTGCTCCAGCATGTAAACCTGCACATCCGTAAGTGGACTGCAGCCGGCATTCTCGTAGGCGTGGTTGTCGAACTTTTTGACCTTCATTCCCAAGCGAGCGGCAGCGCCTTCGCGTCCCTCGGGAAAGCTGCGAATGATCTCGCGCATCGCTTCCTTGCGCGTCTCTAGAACGGGGCTTTTCATCTTCTACTGTTCCCTGTTGGTCCGTACCGTTACTGTTCGATTACGCCGTCTTTGATACCAAGTAATACGGCGGCGCGATGTGCCTCCCCCCGGCGACCTTTGATCCTTCCGTTCAAGAGGTCGCTGACTAAATTTTTGTTCAAGCCATGCTTGCGGCTGAATTCCGCGATGCTCATTCCTTTTCGATCCAACGCCTCTCGGGCTTGCTCGGGTGTAACGGTGGCGGGCATAGTGCGCACTCTGTTCAGTTGTGTTTACTTGTGTTTGTCTGTGGTGATTCTTGGTCAAAAAAATGATCAAGTCAATGGTGGTGAATAAAAAAATGATCATTGCTGATCGAGTGGGTGAGCGCCTGCGGGAAGAGCGCGAGCGCCTAGGGCTAAATCAAACAGAGTTTGGAGTGCGTTTAGGCGTCAGTCGGGGGACGCAAAAAAACTATGAATTGGGGGCGAGTTCACTCGACCTTCGATACGTAAGCGCGCTTGAAGAGCAGGGAGCTGACGCGGCTTACATTTTGACTGGGCGGCGGTCGACGCCGATCGGTCAACTGTTGTCAGCGGCAGAAGAAGAATTGATTACCCAGTTCAGAAGCATCACGTCATTTGACCAGGAAGCGATACGTCGTTTTCTTCAGGCGATGGCCGATGACGCTGCCCGTCAGAAGAATTAACTCGCAACAAAAGCTTGTACGACATTGGTCGCCCCTACGTTCTAAAGTCGGTCCTCATCCCGTCAATGCCGATTCAGCCATGCACTTTATGGAGTAGTCAGCATGTTGGATCGCATCAAAAAAGAACCTCTTTGCTTGGGAGTTGCCGAGTTCGAATGGCACAACTTGAGCAAAGCGGAACGCCGCCTCATTGGCCTATACCGGTCATTGAGTGAAAAGGAGCAAGGTCAGCTTCGTCGGCTATCTGAAATTCTTGCCATCAATCCTGAAGAGTCAGCCAACAGCTGATGTCTTGATCGCCGACGTTTCGGTGTCGGCGATTGACCTGTCACGCAACTGCCTGCGCCCCGAGCTGCTCGAACAACTCCCGCTGTTTAGCCCTAGGCATTTCCCGAAGACGATCGAACAGCAATCGGTCGAAGGTCTGCGCTGATGGGCTCAGCGTGTGGGAAAACGTCAAATGGGCGACCCATGTATGCCCGCACTGGACGTCCAAGCACTGGCAATAGAGCGTCACGAAATCTGGCGATTGCGTCTTGCTATCCCGGATTAATCCCTTGTTTCCACACTTACATGTCACTCGCATATGTCCCTCCCCAGGGGCAGCTGATCGCCACCATATTGCCACAATTTGTAGTGGAAACTTCTTAGTAAGGTGTCTCATGCAGTGGCTTCAGCTGCTTCAGGCGCAGTTTTCCAGCTAAACCGCCTATCTTCGCGCAGCCGATCATTCAACTGGTTGAACAGCTGGCAGATCGGCCGGATCTCGTTGCTGGTGTACACCCGATCAATCTTTTCAATGTCGCCAAACCCGCCGGTGTTCTCCGGGATGATGCCGGCCAGCGCGGGATTCATCCGCCAGGCCGCGATGACATCGTTTCGGGTGATGTTCTTCACTTTCTCCAGCTCGTCTTTCGCCTGGAAGTCACCCACTGGGATGATCTGAATCGCGTTCTCTTTGCCGTTGGGGATGTTGACGAACATTGAGCGGAAGTTGCCCACACCTTTGCTGGCGCTGATTTGGGCGCGCAGCTCGTCTTCGTCCTCTTCGGTCAGGTCGGGATCGTTGGTGTAGAAGATGTAGCCGGCGTGCGCGCCGTTGCTGTAGTAGCGCCGGCGGAAGAGGGTCGCAGCCTCATTCAGCAGCAACGCCTGCAGGCCGCCCAGGTAGTCCGGAATCCCGTAAATGTTCTGTTCCACGTCGTAGTCCAGGACGTGGGAAATTTCGTGCTGTTCGAACTCGATTTCCTTGTTGTCCGGCAGCAGCATCACGTAGCCGCCGTCGACCTTCACGCGCATGTTGATTGCCGGCAGGTGTTGCAGCTCCAGCACCTGGCCGAATGCGTTGGTGTCGTTGTAGAAGTACGCTTCACCAAACACCATGTAGTCCAGTCCGGCACGTCCCATCGTCTCTGTGCTGCAGCCTGCTGAGGCGATGAACTCACGAAGCAACAGGTTGCGCTTGAACTTCGGAATGGCGCCGTGGTGCGCGTTGGCGCGCAGCAGTTTGGCCAGCCCAGCCCGCGACACCGGCGGCTTGTAGATCTTGCCGTCGTCGCTGGGGAACACGCCCACGTACTCGCCGATGTTGCCGGACAGCACTTGTTCCGGCTCCCCGAACGTAAACGAGCGCATCGGCTGTTGCTGTGGTTGGGCTACGTGGTGCTTTCTGCGTTTGCGGTTGGCCATGGCTGCTCTGGTTACTCGTGACGTAGCGGCTACGGCGCCGCTTGTTGGTGTTTAAAGGTTCGTTGGACAGGGCGTGCATCACCGCCCAGGCAATGTCGGCGTGACCGGTGGCTTCGGTACGGGATGCGCTGTAGGTGATCTGGCCGCTGTTGGTGGCGCCGCGCTTGATGGTCAGGAACGCCTGGGCGATGTCCGTCCAACCGGCGTCCCACTCGATGCGGCTACCTTGGATCGTGTCCTGGGCTTTCAACACCAAGGCATTTTTCGCTTCCAGGCTGTAGTGAATCGGTGTCGCCTTGGCGTAGAAGTCGCGCACCAGGTCGAACACGCCGTAACCCACGCCGGTGACATCGATGCCGATGTGCTGCACGTTGAAGCGCTCAGTCAGCTTCTTGACCTGCGCGGCCTGATAGGTGAACGAGTGGCCACGCCAGCTGTGCTTCTCCAGAATCCGGAACTTCGCCCCGGGTTCGAGTGGCG